GGACATACAAAACTTGTTTCAATTGCTTGTGTAATACTAGAACCTTCGCTTGCAAATAAGGCATACATTCTCTTTGTATCTAAGAAGTATAGCTGTGTTGACATTAATAAAGGTTGTATTAAAGGGGCAACCGAATAATATGTAACTGGAGAAATAGAAACTGTCAGAGGTGAAACATCTGAATCAGAGTCAGTACCCTGTAGTTTGTACTGGGCGTTATTTTTAGTTACAATAAACAAGAAGTCTTTAAACGGTGTTAGTGAATCCACTTCAGAGTATTTAGAACTTGAAGCACTTACATCTATTGGATCAGCTACAGTGATCTGTGTGCTGGAGTCATCAATAAAGAAGTTAAAGTAATCACCTAGGCGAGATGAAAATACTGTATCTCTAGCTGATAAGTATAGTCTATCTTTATAAACAGCAATGGCTGTAATCTCAGCACTGGCTGCATCGCCAGCATTGCTAAAGACACTTGGGCCGGGGTTATCTGCAAACTTTCCTGAATACCGTGGTGTCCAGTTTGTTTTTTTAATAACCCAATCTCTGTCTAAACCAGCAGCAGTAGCGTTGAATACCAAAGACTGTGGCATTCTTTTAGCATCTAACAGAGTGCAATGATCTGGAGCGCGTAGTCTTTGTAAATAAGGTGTTCCTTTGCCAGCTACAATGGTTGTTCCAGCTCCCCAATCGGGTGTAACTTGGTAATTAGACTCTGATTGTGAAAAGGTTGTAATTCTATAATAACCAGCTGGAATTGTTAAGAAGCTGTTTTTAAAGAAATAAACTTTACCTCTACCATCAGGTAATCTTTTACCAGACACAAAAGTATCATAGTGAGGGTGGTCTGGGTCATGGACAAGTCTAAGCATTTGTCTAGCTTTATCATCAACAACTGCTGGATTATTAACTACTAAAGTATATTTAGCATTAGTAGAAAACCAGTCATCATTATCTGGTGGCAGTTTTAAACTTTGAGCAGTAATTAAAGACTGACCAATATAAGCATATTGACTATCAGAATACTCATAATCAGATACTTCAATATTTGGTTTTGATATAACGCTTATTTGAGCTGGAGCTACGGGTTTATAACCTAAGAAAATACCTTCAGGATTATACTGTGGGTTAACATATACAGAGCTATAGTATGAAACAGGGCGACCAGAAATATCGTCTGTAGCGGTTACTGTACCAGCTAAATTAAAGGTCTTACCAGCTTTGCCTGAACTAAAACCTGCTTTAACTTTTTTATTAAGAATAAGTAAAGTAGAAAAGACAGAAGCAATTTCTAGAACACTATCTGGATCATAACCAAGGTTTTCACCGTAAGTAATATACGCTCTACTATCCATGTTTATAACACCGTGAGACTTAGCTTGCCCGTATGTGATTATGGCTGCTGGATTTTCGGTGTTATAAGCTGTCATATAGTTATTACTGCCACAGAGTCTGGGTCATTAGAATCATATGCAGCTGGAATAGCTGGATCTTCTGGATCCCATTGAGGTCTTGGAGTGATATCAGTCCAAGTAGCGTCTGGATTTACCTTGAAGACATAGAACAACTTATCAACTGGACCGCTAGCGTTGTAGTCTATAGCGATTAGGAAGGTGTTATCAGCATTAATAACATAACAATAGAACCAAAGTTTGTGTACCGGTGGGGCATTTTGTAAAGAAGTTAAATGAATGTCTGAAGCAGCGTTAGAAAAGTCAACTGTACTTAGTGCGTCAAAGCCGGATTGTTTAACTAAACGAAATCCAGCTCTCTTTTCCAATCCTTTTTCTAAAGATATAACAGCATTGTCAATATCTTGGGCTTCTGAAGGAAGTCTTTTGTTAGGTGCTTGCCGACCTACCCCACCATTTAAGGAAAACACAGGTATTCTAGTACTAGTGTTGGGTGATTGTGGGCTTCTTCTTCTAATTGGTGGCATTTAAACCTCCTTTAAACAGTTCTCCAGTATCTAAATCGTGTGGGATCATAGGAATAAGGGAGTCTGCTAGCTGCAGTCCTAGTTCCAATGTCACCAGTTTGGAATATATTCCGTTTCTTGTCATTAATATCAGCTGCTTTTTGCTTGGCTGCAAACAACTGTTCTTGATAAGCCAAGAAAGAATCTGAAGCTTCATCACCTTGGGTAACTGCTTGATACTGACGAGTAGCCGTAGCTAAGATTGCTCGTTGTACTGTTGTTTCCAAGTTTTCCCAAGCTAACTTATAGATGATTTCAAAGTAATAATCATTACCAGTTACAGGAAACACATCAGTATCATCTGTAATATTCCACATCTTGGGTGGAGAACCTTCTAAGAATCTAGCTGCAATTCTTTGGTGGCCATCGTTTGAGAAATGAACACTGGTTAACTCTACAGCAATGATTCCTGTTTCATCATTATCAGGCGTAGGTAAGTAGATCTTACCGTTAGCGTCTGGATTAATTTTCTTTATTACTTTATTGCTAGCTAAACCCCGTAGTTGATAATCTGTAGATACCATGTCTAAGACATGTAAAGAAATCTCAGTATCAATACCGGATTCATCGTTTAGGTCGGCTACTAGGGATTCACCAGCAGCCAGTAGCATATTATTAACAGCTTGTAATTTTGTAATCATTCCCATTGTAAGCCTCCTATTAGGAAAAAAAACACGGTAGCCCCACTTAAGGGACTACCGCGTAGATAATTAGATCACCCCCTCTCAAGATTGCAAAACAAACAACAAGTGTTTCCTCCTTTCTTGATAGGGATTGATAGGTCAATTAAAATTAGGCAGGCGCTACGGCAACATATTCTGCAGTCATACCTGCAAGATCACGAAGTTCAGAACGAGCATCGCCAGATGCGGTAGCTAGACCACTAATAACTACAGCAAGTTCTGGACGAAGTACGCCAGTACCCTTGAACATGCTAGCAACTGTGAAGGTGGTGTTGCGACGAACATCATCAACAGTGTCAACCTTTAGACCCTGTAGATTTAGTGAGGCAACGCAATCCTTCTGGAAGATAAGAGCCTTAACCTTAGCTCCTGCACCGTTAAGGTTGTAACGAGCTTCACCAATGGCTGAAGCAGTGTAATCCACAACTGGTAAGTGATTGCTCTTTAAAATCATGCAACCCTGATACTCAAGAGAATCAGTCTGACTGTGCATACCCATTCCAAGGGGAGCGCCAAGACCGCCAGCTTCAGCTACGCCACCAAAGAATGGACGGCCAGCTCCGTTAGCAAGATCGGCGTTTGCACGAGCAATGCCAAGTGAACGAATGTCTTGGAATGCGCGTGGAGTTACAACACAATATACGCCTTCAGTTGGTGCGTTAATTTCCTGAAGGTGAACCATAAAGTCTTCAATTGCCTTAAGAACCTTAAGAGCTGCTGTGGTTCTATCGGGTGCGTTTGAGCCGCTATTGCCTAGGTGGTCAAACGCTGCATCAGTAAATGCGGCCTGAGTAGGAACAGTTAGACCAGTCCGTGGATCGCCTGCTAAAAGATCTTCCATAGCAGCACGGGCAATGTAAGCAGAAATCTGCTTATCACGGGTGTTAGCGAGAGTTAAACCAGCCTGACGAGCTAGCTCAGCGCGGAATTCCCACTGAGTTAGAAGCTGGTCAACATTGTCAATTTCAAAGTGAGCGGCCATTGGACGCTTATCAAGCTTAATTGAGAAAGTTGTTGAAGTTGCGGAACCACCTGAGAGTTCTTCACCAGCGTTCCAAGCAGCCTTGAGAGCAACTGTACCAGTTACTGGGAATTCTGCAGTAGTGCCTGAAGCAATGGTCTTCTGCATAACCATGTTTTCAAACATGTTATAGTGATCGTAAGCGTGAATAACTTCTCCGCTCCAGATTGGCAGCCAAAGCTTATTTTCACTGTAGATGCCACCTGTAGTAGCGGCTGATGTTGATGTGCGGTAAACCATATCGGTTGCACCTAAATTATTATTACCTGCTGGATTCAATGCCATTTTATTACTCCTTAGAGTTAGTGTTTTAAATCAAATAAAAAGTTACGAGGATTGACTTAGCCAACTTACTGATTCTTCCACTAGGAGTCTTTGGGTTGGTGATTAGTCCTTGCTTCATGTCCAGCCTAACGGGGGACCGTTGCAAGTATTTATCAATGTCAGAAAGGTAAAATACGGAAATCAGTTCTAGCCATGCGTGATTCTACAGCAGCCCGGAACTTAGGGTCCGTATTAAAACGGCTGTTGTTTCTGTCCGCATAGAATTCCCGTTTAGTCTGATAGCCAGCAGTTGACTGCTGTGTACTACCGACTGGAACCTGTCTACCTTTAGTTGGTTCCTTTTGCTTGGCTGAGTTGCCAGTAGCCTTCTCAAATTTAGAGGCTAAACCCATAAGAGCTACATCCCATGCGGGAGTAGCAAGAGCTGAATTAAGACTCTTGATTTCATTAGGGTTCATAGTCTGGCTAGCCCAACCAAATAGTTCGGCAAGTCTTTCACGACCTCCGATGAGTTCAGCAGCTTTGCCGAAAGCTAGTTGAAGCTTTGCTTGCTGACCTTGCATGTATTCCTGAATTGCAAAGTCAGGCAGCTTTGTCTTCTGACGAATCTCATTCATTGTCTCATCGCTGAGAGCGCCCTTAATAGATACTTCGATTGACCACTTATCCCAATCTTCCTTAGTGATAGGCGCAACTTCAGGAGCAGGCTGTTCCTTAGGGGCTTCAGCCTTATCAGGAATTCTTAGTTCCTCTTTAATTGGCGGTACACTAGGTTTCTCTGGGGTAGGTGTGGGCTTATACTGAGGGTTATCAGTAGTATCGTTGTACTTCTTTTTAAGATCAGCGATCTCTTGACGGCTCTGAGTATATGCTTTCTGCGCGTTTCTTAGACTGTCAAACCAGCTACCAATGTCCTTAAAGTTTTCAGGTACTGCGACACCATTACTTTGGACATAGGTTTCAAACGCCTTCCGTTCTTTTGCTGCATTAACTTCATCAGGTGATGCAACAAGAGATTGTTCTGACTGTTGAATAGCAGAGTCCACAGCACTAGTCTCTGGAGTATTCTGATATTCAAACTCTGGAGTCTCTTGTACATTGTCGTTCATTTTATTTACTTGCCTTTCTTAGTAGTTTTTGTTGTTGCCTTAGGACATGCCTTAGGCTGAGCATCTTTACCAGTTAATCTGGTGGTTGTTCCACAATTACATTTGAATTTGGATTTCATTTCCAAGATACTCTCTTTCCTGATTTCTTAGCGCGTACTCCCTTAGAAGTACACATAGATTTTGTTGGTCTACATGCAGGGTAAGAACCCTTGCTGGTATCTGAACGGCCACATGGACCGCCTGTTTTACAGTTGATCCATCCTTTGCCTTTGTTTCTAGAAAACCAACCATGCAAACCTTTTTCTTTTTCAAGTGAGAAGTCAGCTTTTTTCTTTTTCTTTTTAGCCATTACTTCTTCCTTTTAGATTTATTACCCCACTTGGCAGCGCCGACTTTGCGGCACTTAACCATAGCACCTGAAGCATAGGCAGAGTGCTTTTTATAGCGGGACATTACTTTCTTATAGCATGCGTCTTTAGGCATTACTTCTTACACTTTCTGCCTTTAGGACAGGAAGCTTTAGAACCGCCGGGACCAGCCCATAGATTCTTGCAAGCCCAATACTTGGCTGTTAATTTATTACCGGCTTTATCACAACCGTGTCTAGCCTTAAAGCTTTTTCTAGCTTTAGCAGAATAGTTATGCCCATAACCCGTAGCACCGTAGTGAATAATCTTTTCTTGGCCGTTGGCACAAGCTTTGACTACTCTCTTCTTGCCGGGATTAGGAGACTTCTGTGGTCGATTACAAGCCATCTTAGATTTATCCAATCGCTTCGCCACCTTGACCTCCTCCTAGTAATTGAGCAGGGTCAATACCAGCTTGGGCCATCAGAGCTTGGATGTTCTGACCACCTGTTTGCTGAAGATCCTGCGTTGCAGCTTGCTGAGCTACTGCACCAGCTGTAGACATTGCTGCAGTGCCAGCCTGTTGCATCATTTGTTGTTGGGCTTTCATCTGTTGCATCTGCATTTCTTCTTGCTTTCTTTCTTCTTCACTCTTGACCCAGTTTCTTGGATCAAAACCTAATGATGAAATTAAAGCTCTTGCATATTCATCCCATCTAAAAGATGTATATGCTTGTTCAGGCAGATTGCGAACCATCTCACCCATTTGCATTAAACGCTGTAGATCGGTGTCTCTTGACAAGGCTTGCAAACCAGTGATTACTTGGGTTGTAAGCATACCATTCTTATCAAAGAATTGGTTATAAAGTCTCTTGTCAATTTCCTTATTCTCTAACATAAGGAACACAGTTCTCTTTACAATTGGTTCGATTAAATCTCTGGCAATGCTAGAGAACGCACCACCAAGAACGGTTTCTAATTCAGAACCGATCATACGAACCGCTGTAGCAGTTACACGATCACCACTAGGAATGGCTGAAGATGTCATAAGGAATGACTGGGAGATTTCCCTACGCATTGCTTCAACCGCAGCTTGGCATGCACTAATCTGTGCATTCATTGTTTGGGATGGAGATAGAACAGAAAAGTCATTACCTCTCGCAGCAATGAATGAACCATTGGGCGCATCGGCAATATCATCTATCTCGGTAATTCCTGTGGGGTCGATTGCTAACCAAAATGTAGAGGAGGCTGCTAGACCTTCGATCAAAGCTTTAGTATATGATTCAAGTGTTTGAAGATCGCCTAAGATATCTTCGCAGTGTGATCGACCGTAGTTTTCACCAGCGATTCCATACCAACGAAGAACAGAAAGAGGAAGAACAGCATATTCTCCTTCTCCTATAAGATTACCTTCGCTATCTTCTTTACGAACATACCATTCGTTTTCACTATCATAATCTTTAATGTATCTGCAGTAAACAGTTTTATATCCTGTTTTCTTTTGAATACCGTATTCACTACCAAGTAAATTGGTTGAATCAGGATCAATTAAATGATACTCTAGATTAATAATTTCAACAACATTTCCTTCAACATCTCTTTGAACAACAAATTGATCTAAGCGTTGAATTCTAAATGTAAAATTATCTTCCATTAAGAAGAGAACATCTCCAACAATTACAGCATGCTGCAAAGCTTGGTAAATAGTTTCTCTTAAGTTTGTTCCATTAAGTTTATTAAACACCTGATAAGAAAGAGTTTCTAAATAACTTTCTATTTCAGGCGTTGCTTCTACGCCAGACTTCAGAGCAAATTTAAAGAACGGAGTATCATTGAGCGGGAGCAGAGCGCTTAATATGCGGCTGCTCATAGCTGTAACACCCTTGGCTGCAACAGACGAATATGGCTGTGGCAATGTCTGCTCTTCGTTCCATCCCTCAGGTGGTAACACTGAAGGGACGGTGAGACTGGCGCAGACTCTTGACCGTGTTAGTTTAGCTTGTCTACCACTATGTAGAATTCTAAACCTATCAGCAATTGTCTGTTCCATAAGTTACTCCTTACTCAGGTCGTTGTTCCGAGCCTTGGTATAATGACCCGTAGAAATCTGTTATATTCTGATCTTCTTCATCTTCCTGCCCGCCGCCACCTTGGCTTTGCTGCTGTTGGGCAGCTGCTTCACCCATCAAAGCCTGCTCAGCTTGTTTAGCTTCTTCGATAGCTGCTTTTTCTTTTAGCTGCATATCTTCAGCAAGTTTTCTAGCATTTTCTTCTTGTTGCTTAAGCTGCTTTTCATAGAAGTCACGCATTTTTGCTTCTCTTGCTTCAGCGTCTGCGTTTTGTTTGTCTAACATGGCGCTATATTCGGCTTGTGTCATACCGCCACTAATTGAAGGTGCTCCACCCATAACTTACCTCTCTTTCTGTTGTTGTTTTAGAATTAGTTTAAGCTTCTCTACTACAGATATTTGTCCAGCTCTATAGGCAGAAGCTCTGACAAATTCATCTACAGATAAATCAGGATCGTACTCAAAAGGTTGGTAAATTTTCTCAAGCTTCTCTATCAACTCGGGGTCTATTCTTGGAAACTCTTTCGATGTCATTTACTTTGTCCTTTAGTTTCTTGAGTTCTTCCTGCATTATTTCAGTTTTCTTAAACACCTCAGTAAAGACTAGGGCTAGCTCTGCGTTAGACAGAGCAGCCCCAATCTTAATCTTCGTAATAATAGTATTTAACATTGTATCCATCGTGTTCTCCTTATACTAATTCACAACCATTGGCAGTACATGCCATTGAATGTGATGACTTAGTTGTATCTTCTTTTTCATATTGTGATAGCTTGCTAAAATCAAAGTCAAGCTTGGGATGTAGATTGTATGTTCTTGCATCAATCTCTTCAAACGGAGCCTGAGCATAGATGTGGTCAGACTTAGGTAAGAAGGCGATACCAGAAATAGAATCAAAGTTATCCCAGACCCATTGACCTACGCTAATGAATTCATCATCAGAGTAGTTAACAGTAATGCTAGGTTTGTGATTGCAGTAATGATCCTGATAGGCTTTCCAGAGTTTCAGATGCTCAAGAGCCGTAAGATCTTTCTGTGTAAGAGATCCCTGTGGGGCTTTCTGAGCAAAGGTAAACACGGCAGTACTATCTGGATTCATTACGCAATCCTCCACATGAAGGCCACTAGATTCCATTAGATGGTATAGGGGATCCTTCTTATCAATACGCACTCTTCTAAAGTAGAAATCAGCGTACCGTGGGTGAAGACCACTGGAAGCATCAGCCAAACAAGAGGTTGTTCCTTCTGGCTTGATACATGTAATTGATTTGCTAGGGGCAATGTTAAGCATATCGGCCCATCTAAGGTTGGTAATAGTTGCGAGATCCCGCAGTTTTTCCAACGCATGGGCTAGCTTTGCATATCCCAGCTGACCACTGGTTAGTTTATTATCAAAGATACCAGTCATCGAAACACCTAGCAATCTTTCTTCTTCTGAATTCTTAGCAAAATCATAAGATAGATACGGGAAGTGGGTGAACATGCTTTGAATTGTACCAATGATAGTAGCTTGCTCAATCTTCCGCTCTAGATCCATAAGTGTATCTGTGGCTTTAACAACAATAGTAGACAGGTTACAGAACTGATTA